CATCGTCTTCTAAAATACCGATGTACGATACCCCACCAGCACCAAAGACTCAAAAGGATGAAATTAAATTAAAGGATCCTGGAGTTATTACACCTAAGAAAAATACTAATAATACTCCACCAGCACCAAAGACTCAAAGGGATGAAGTAATTACTAAAGGTGGTCCTAATAGATCTACAACTCAACCAAATCCTGAGAAAGAAAAACCTACACCTAGTATTAGAAAAGGTGGTCCTGATAGATCTAGAACTCAACCAAATCCTCAGACATTAAAATTGCGACAACAGCAACAGCAACAGAAAAGTGAAAATGATGTTGGTTCTGATGGAAAACCAGTAACACCTGGTAATAGAGGTGCATCTATTAATGTTAATAGAGATGGTAGTCCAAAACCAAAACCAAAACCAAGTGGTCTTTCTATTGGTAATGCTATAAAAGCTAGTCAAACAGATGCAGGAAAAGAACTTATAAAATCTGTAACAGCACCAGCTCCTAAAAAAGTAGATGCTCCTGCTCCTAAACCAGAGAAGATAACTGCCAGAACTCAAATGAGGCAGAGAAATATTGATAGATTTGGTGCTGACGGACCTAAAGGTGTTAATGCACTAATGGATAAGCAAAAGGCTTTCAAGTCTATGCAAGCAAAAAGTATGATGCCTGGTGCTAAACCTGGTGCTGCTAAAGCTGAGTTTGCTAAAAAATTCCCAACTTCTAATGTAGCAAAAGACTTGAAAAAGAGTAAGAGAGTTACTCAGGTAATGGATTTAGAATCTTATGATCCTTTTGATATTGTTCTAGGATATCTTCAAGAATCTGGACAAGTAGATTCTATAGATGAAGCACTATACATTATGATGGAAATGGATGCTGCGACTATTCAAAGTATTGTAAAGGACTTTGAAATGCTTACTGAAGAAGAAGCAGATCGTATGAAGGATGAACGCCTTGAGAAGTATGGTATAGGACATGACGGATCAGATAGAAAAGCTGGTTCAAGTGGTAGATCCGATTCTAAGAAATCAAAAGGAAAAACCGTTCTTCAAAAAGAAACTGAGAAGAAGCATGGGAAGGGTAAATCCCCACTTGAAGTTGCAAAGGCAAACATTATAGCCACATATGGTAAAGGTGCTATTGCTCCTTCTAAAAAGAAAAAGAAATCCTAACGAGTAACTGATTTTTTAACTATTGCTGTACCTTCTACAACTCTTGTTGTAGTTCCTGTTGGTTTATTTAATAATAGATCCCAGAAATACTTACCTGGTTTTAAATTAGATGTTGTACTTCTCAACATTTCTATAGCAACTCTTCCTGTTGATGGGTCACTAGCAAATTGTACTAAAAAGTCTGCTGCTTTTGATGAAGATTCATATTTTTTTAATTGAGCACAACCACTATAGTTTGCTAGATTCATTAAGGTATTTGCTTGAGTATCTTCTAGCACAAAAGTTTGTGCAAAATCTGCTCCAGTATATATTGTTATGTTTGAGGTAAAAACTTCTTGCATTTTTTTAATCCAATGCTGCTATAAATGGTTGAATCCAATCTTCTTGATTGTTTGTAACAGTAATAACTGTTATATTTTTTGCATTTAATTTTTCAATAAATGCATCATAAGATGCTTGAACATATGAAGTTCCACCATCAATAAATAAAGCAATTTTAGATCCATTAGGTAAACTATCTATATCACATATAGTATACCAATCAGAAGTGTTTGCAGTATTTCCATTATCTATGTTTACTTGAACAGGTCCAAATGTTTTTCCATTAGCAGTTTGACCTGCAGTTACCGAAGTATCATATATTTCTACTGTATCGGATACTGCTAATATTGTTCCAGTACTAGAGTCACTTCTAATTTCAATTTGAAATGCTTCAGTTCCTTCTGTAGATCTATCACCTACAATAGTCCTAGAAATAGAACCAACACCAGTAGTAATACCAACAGAACCAGTTAAGGTATTATCGGTAAATTCTCCAGCAGCAACAGTTCCTTTTACTTGTTTTGTTGAAAAATATAATGTACCATTTGCAAATAGATCAGTTGTTACTGTAAAGGTAATTGTACCTCTCTCATTAACCACTATTGAAGATTGTGTTATTTCTGTTGCCATGTTAAATGTAAGGAGAAGTATTTACGGTAGTCTCTGATATGAAATTATCAGGAGCACTTAAATCATCAAAATTCGTATTTGTTACTACATTACCAAAACCAGATGATGTTGGTTGTAAGAGATAGAATAATCTATTTGGATATGTTCCTCTAAAATTATACCATTTATCTGACATTGTGCTAATTCCTACATTGGAATCTGGGATGACAGCAATACAAAGTCTTTGAGCACTATTAGGTAATGAGAATGAACATCCAGTTGAGATACCTGCTCTTACTAATACACTACCCTCTAAAACAATTTCTTTTTTTCCACCAGGTTTAGTTACCATCACATCATAAACATAACGACCTTGTTTTAGGTTTGATGTGATCCAACTTGGAATTGATAAATTTATTTTACCAAATGCTCTATTAGGAAATCCTACTGTAAAATTAATTGCAGTTGAACTATCAGGATGCTTTCTTATTTGTGCTTTGGCAAAATAGTTAGTTAGATTTATGGTATTTCCACCAGTTTCAACTAAGTCAAAATCTTGATCAAAATCTTCACCACTATTAATTGTAAGATTATTTACATATACAACTGACATGTTCTAGTGAATATCCATCTTAGATATTTATCGTTTATCTAAATAAAGAAAATTAAAATTATGAAATGGAAGGAGAATATGAAAATCCCTGGCTATACAAAGGTACAGCTTTCACTTCTGACGATATTGGCGATTTCTTCGGTTACGTCTACTGTATTACTAATAACGAGTCGGGTAAACAATATATCGGAAGAAAATATTTCTACCAAAAACGTAAGCCTAGAGGTGGCAAGAGAAGGGTTACATCTGAGAGTGACTGGAAGCGATACTATGGAAGCTCTGCAGAGCTTAATTCAGATAGAAAGCTTCTTGGAAACACAGCGTTCAAACGAGAGATCCTCTCCTTACACACCAGACTTGGAGATGTAAACTATGAGGAGACAAAACAATTATTTCTTAATAATGTGTTGCAAGAATCACTTGACAACGGAGAACCAGCATACTACAATAGCAACATCCTTGGACGGTATATGAAAAAGGATTATGGTAATTTTGGAAAATAATGTTACACAATACTTTTATTCATTATATTCACAATGAAATAATCCCTCCGAATAAGGATGAATTATTATATGAACTCGAAAATGCAGAATTAGATGAGCATCAGAATTTTGAATGGAATGATGCATGTCTAGTTGATTTGGAGAGATTGAATTTAGGTGAAAAAACTATTAGTTTGTTTAGACCTACCTTAGAGATATTTTTTAATGAGATGAATATAGATGCTAGTAAACTCAAAATATATTTGAGTGAGATTTGGAGAAATACTTATAAGAAAGGATTTTTTCAAGAAGTACATGATCATACACCCTTACATCTATCAGGAGTTGTTTTTCTTACTGATGAACAGGATGGTGATGGTAGATTTTATTTTCATCATAGACACGATGCAGAAATTGCTAAAGAGTGGAGAGATTTAGATGTTTTTCATGGAAGAGCTTGGATTAAAGCAGAAAGGGGTAAAGTTGTATTGTTTCCTTCATTTATGTTGCATGGTGTAAGTATCCATAAAACTGATAATATAAGAAAAACTGTATCCTTTAATTTAGCATTTGATACATCGCCTTGACACTGAACTCTTACTGTATTACAATAATCATATCTTAAAGAAAAAAATGGATCTTTTAGAGAAGACACTAAAAAATAGTTATGATTATGCGATTCATCGTATGGATGTATTGTGTAAGTTGGGAACTATTGAAGATGTAGAGGATGCTGAATCTATCCGTCAGGAATTTAAGGAATGGATTCAACCTACTGATGATGATCATGATATTCTTTCTCTTGAGTATTTTGGAGAGGGAAGTGATTTTGATAAATAAAAATTACTCGGATTAATACAATGCAAAAAATAATCAATGTACTTGCTGTTGCGTCTGCTGCTGTATCT